TGAAAGAAATTCTCGCCGTCGGTAGCGCCTTTGTTGCCTTTTTGGTCTGGCTTATCCGTCTGGAGGCTAAGGCTTTGGGCAACGAAAAAGAAATCAAGCGGCTGTGGCAGCAGCGCAAGGAAGACCTTGAGCAAGCCCAGACTGCACGGGACGAGACGAACAAGATGTTGGCCGAAATGCGAACTGACATTAAGATGATTCTGCAGAACTTCGCGTCCATGAAAAAGGACAAAGAGAAATGAACCGTGGTATGATGAGCAAGCAGATAATGGAGGTTCCCATGAAGAAGAAGTCCAAGGGTTACATGGCTGGCGGCAAGGTGAAGGCTGGCGGCAAGAAGCGCAACTACGCCAAGGGCGGCAAGGTTGACCAGATGCAGTGCAGCCCGCGCAAACAAATGGCGATGAAGGGTCAGGACTGATGCCCAAGAAGAAGGGCAACAAGATCTGCGCCAAGGGGAAGGCGTGGGCAAAGCGCACCTTCGACACGTACCCCAGCGCGTATGCCAACATGGCGGCCAGCAAGTATTGCAAGGATCCGAACTACGCCAAGAAGGCGAAGGGCAAGAAGAACGGCAAGGCTAAAGGCGGATTGGTGCGGGTGTTCTGATGGGCGAGCTCAAGAAATGGCGAGAGCAGGATTGGGTTCGCATTGATTCCAGTGGCAACATTGCCGGTGAATGCGGGACATCCAAGGACAAGAAAAACCCTGACCGCTGCCTGCCGCGCAGCAAGGCCAAGTCTTTGAGCAAGTCCGAGCGCAAAGCAACGGCACGTAAAAAGAAAAAAGCTGGCGCCAAAGGCAAGACTGTTGTCTCGAACACCAAGAAGGCCAAGGTCAAAAAGGCGTCAGGCGGAATGGTACGAGTCTTTTGATCGAAGAGTGGATCAAGGATCTCGCAGAGGTGGACCCGGATCTGGGTCTGCCTCTTTGTCCTTTTGCAAAGCCTGCTTACGACCAAGGCCGAGTGCGTATCGTTCATGCCAATGGCAATCTTTGGCCCACGGTCCTAGCTGCGGTCTCCTCGTTGCAGGATGACACGGACGTGGTTGTTGTGGTGGACGATCTGTTTGAGCAGAGCTACGAGACCCTTGAAGCAACAACCGACGCGCTGAATGATTTCTTCACGGCCTCCGGCCTTGATTGCTGGGCGCTCTCGCATTTAAGCGAATCTGCTGTTATATTCGTGCAAAGGCTCACGGACCTCGACAATTCTGCTGCAAAGCTGGAAAAACTTGGTTACTATGAGCAGTACGATCATTGCGACTACCACAGGTTGGTCGTGGAACGCAGGCAAAGGAGATACAACCATGCCCGGTACCAAGAAGATGATGCGCGGTAACAAGACCGCAAAGGCGACCACCAAAAAAACCGGCACCAAGAAGATGATGCGCGGCGGTAAGGTCAAGATGATGCGCGGTGGCGCTGTCAGAGGCAAAAAGTAATGGCCGACAAGAAGAAAAAAGACTTTCCCGACCTGAACAAGGATGGGAAGGTTACCAAGGCCGACGTCTTGAAGGGGCGTGGGGTCAAGGGTTTCAAGAACGGCGGTTGCGTCATGGCCGGCCGAGGCGTTCGAGACACAAAGAGGGTGTAACCCATGGCCACGTCAGGTTCGCGAGACTTCAACATCGACGTCGGTGAAATCATCGAGGAGGCGTACGAACGGTGCGGCCTCGAAGTCCGCACGGGCTATGGTGCGAAGACGGCACGTCGGTCTCTGAACCTGATGTTTGCCGAGTGGGCGAACCGGGGCCTGAACCTGTGGACGGTCGAGCAAGCGACGCTGACTCTGACCCAAGGGCAGGCGCAGGAAACACTGGGCGCCGACGTGGTCGACATCCTTGAGATGGCGCTGCGCCGGGATGGCACCGACTACGAGATGGAGCGAATCAGCCGGGGCGACTACCTCGACTTTCCGAACAAGGACAGTCAGGGCCGCCCGTCGCAGTTCTACTTCGATCGCGGGATTCAGCCCGTCATTAACCTCTGGCAGACGCCCGAGAACTCGACTGACCAGCTGGTGTACTACTATGTGCGTCGCATTGAGGATGCCGACGCATTGACCAACACGACGGCAGTTCCGTTTCGGTTCTACCCCTGCATGGTGGCCGGGCTGGCCTACTACCTGTCGATGAAGAAGACGCCCGAGCGGGCCCAGCTGCTCAAGGCTGTGTATGAAGAAGAATTTCAACGCGCGGCCGAGGAAGACGAGGATCGAGTCAGCCTGTTTCTGACGCCGGACCGGAGGCGCTGATGGCCTTCGCATCGGACAAGAACGCATACGGGATTTCGGACCGGTCTGGGTTTCGCTACCGCTTGAAGGACATGCGCCGGGAGTGGACCGGCGCGCTGGTGGGTCCGGACGAGTATGAGCCGAAGCACCCGCAACTTGAGCCGCCAAAGGTCGGTCCCGATCCTCAGGCCTTGCGCAACCCCCGCCCGGACCGTAAAGAGCCCTTCAAGGTCTATGTGGGTGTGCCGACCGTCATGGCCCCGCAATTGGAACGCCCCCGCGCCGTAGCGCGCGTCGGCACTGTGGAGGTAACCACGTCATGAGCTTTACCTACGGCGAGTTAAAGCAGGCTGTGCAGGACTTCATCGAGACGAGCGAGACCACGTTCGTCAACACCCTGCCAATCTTCATTCGCATGGCCGAGGAACGCATCCTCAAAGCGGTGCAGCTTTCGCTGTTCCAGAAGAACGCGACCGCCACATTGACAGCTAGCGGGCGTTTCCTGCCGGTACCCCCAGACTTCTTGGCGCCCATGGCACTCAAGCTGACGGGCGCCGACGACCAAGGGTTCTTTGTCGAATTCAAGGATTTGAGCTTCGTGCAGACCTATGCGCCAGACGTGACCGCCACGGGCACACCGCGATACTACGCCCAGTTCGACAACGACTACTTTCTGATCGGCCCCACACCGGACGCCGACTACACGGCCCAGCTGCAGTACCTTTACCGCCCGGCCAGTTTGACGGCCGGCGGGGACGACGACACCACATGGCTCAGCGAGAACGCAGAGTTGGCTTTGCTGTACGGCACTTTGGTGGAGGCCAACACCTTCATCAAAGGGGACCCGGACATGACACAGCTCTACTCGGCCCGCGCCAACGAGGCGTTGATGGGGCTCAAACTTCTGGGCGAAGCGAAACAGACCACCGACGAGTATCGCACCGGTGAAGTGATCAGGAGTAAAGGATGATTGAAGGTTCCATTGGTATAGCACCCGGTTTCAAGGTCGACGTACGCACCACCAACAACCGTGGTTTCACGCCCGACGAGTTGGCGCAGCAGTGCGCCGACAAGATCATCTCTGTCTCCGACACTGCGCCAGAACCTGTACGCGCACAGGCCCAAGCATTCCGGTCGCAGGTTGAGCAGCTGGTCGCCTTGTACCTACAGAAAGCGGTTCAAAGCGACCGCACAACAGTGTACAATGCCTTGAATGATGCCGGTCACCCGGAACTGGCAGAAGCACTGAAAGGATTCTGACATGGCCTTCTCCGGCAATGCGATGTGCACCTCGTTCAAGCAGGAGATCCTGCAGGGTGTTCATGACTTTACCGCCTCCACTGGCAGCACATTCAAGCTGGCTTTGTATGACAACACTGCTACGCTGGACGCGACGACCACCGCGTACACCACCACCGGCGAGGTTGCGGACAGTGGCTCGTACTCCGCCGGCGGCGGCTCGCTGACCAACGTTACGCCGACCACGAGCGGTACGACCGCGTTCACCGATTTCGACGACATCACGTTCACCTCGGCGACCATCACCGCCCGCGGCGCCCTGATCTACAACGACAGTGCGGCGGGAGATCCGGCCGTAGTCGTCCTTGATTTCGGTGAGGACAAAACCTCCACCAATGGGGATTTTCAAGTGATTTTCCCAACCGCGGACGCTTCGTCGGCCATCATCCGCATCGCCTAGCACAGCACTGAGGAGGCCGGAAAATGGCAAACCTCGGAGGCTGGGGACGCGGCACATGGTCGTCTGGGACGTGGGGAACACCACTCCCTGTTGAGGTTTCTGGCCTTGAGGCCTCCACCGGCGTGGGCTCGGTTACTATCTCGGCCGACGCCTCTCTCACTGTTTCCGGCCTTGAGGCCTCCACCGGCGTGGGCTCGGTTACTGTTTCGGCCGACGCCTCCCTTACTGTATCCGGCCTTGAGGTTTCCACGGCCGTTGGCTCGGTGGAGGTGGCGGAGGGTGTAGGTGTTAGTCTGACGGGGCAAACGGCCTCCACCGGCGTGGGCTCGGTTACTATCTCGGCCGACGCCTCCCTTACTGTATCCGGCCTTGAGGTTTCCACGGCCGTTGGCTTGGTGGAGGTGGCGGCCAACGCTTCCACTACCATCACCGGTTTTGATCTTTCCGCTTCAATAAACTCGGTGGCCGTTGCGGAGGGTGTCGACGTCGACCTTACGGGACAGGGGGCTTCCACAGCCGTGGGCTCGCTTACGGTCTTGGCCGACGCCTCTACTACCATCACCGGTTTTGGGGTTTCGGCCAACCTCGGTTCGGTTGCTGTTACGGCCGGGGCGGGGGTTCTGGTCGTGGGTGTGCAAAACCAAGGTGTAGTAGATCGCGTCTTCGTTTGGGGTGATCTCGCCCCTGCCACGGCTGCAGACTGGGCCGCCGTAGACCCGGAAGCTTCTCCAAACTGGACTGCTGTAGATCCGGAGACCTCTCCGGACTGGACGACCGTCGCCGCCTAGTGTATCTTCCCTTCAAACTCATCAAGGTGTTCAAAGATGCCCAGCTCCTACAGCTCAAACCTCCTACTGGAACTCATGGCCGACGGCGAAAACGAAGGCCTGTGGGGAGAGATTACCAACACCAACCTTGAGATCTTGGGCCGCGCTGTAAGCGGGGTTACGACTGTGACTCTGTCTGGCACCACCCACACCCTGACGGTTTCACAGGGGGCNNNACCAAGATCCTTTACAGTGACGGCGCGGGGGCGTCGGCGGCTGTCACCCTTGTCACCAACGCCTTTACCGATGCAGAACAGTCCAAGGTTGCGGCTCTGGACCAAGGCGTTGCCACTACGGACAGCCCTGACTTCGCTGGCCTCACCGTAGACACCAACACCCTCTACGTGGACAGCGCGAATAACCGGGTAGGTATTGGGACGAGTTCGCCCTCTGTGAGCTTGCATTTGGACGATAGCACCACGGACAAAAAACTGCGCGTCAATAGCGCAGGCTCAACCTATATTGAATTAGAAGGGAAAAGCGGTCTTGGTGTTGTCCGCGCGACAAATGAGGCAACGGTTGGCAGTCTTGCGTTTGAGACAGGTGCAACGCCCTCCGAAGCCATGCGCATCGACAGCAGTGGTAATGTAGGTATTGGGACGAGTTCGCCTAGCACCCCTAGCGGCAAATGCCTGACGCTTTATGACGCAACGATTCCAAGGCTGAATTTCAAAAACTCGACAACTGGGGACACATCAACGGATGGGTCTGAGTTGTATGTAAGTGGCAGTCAGTTTGTCATACAAAACAGAGAATCGTCTGACATTGTGTTCGGGACCGCCGCCACAGAACGCCTCCGCATCGACAGCAGTGGTCGGGTAGGCATTGGGACGAGTTCGCCTGATGAACCCTTGACGGTAGACGGAGACATAAAGGCGAGAGGCGCAAGTTTTCTACACTTCACGAACACCAGTGACGCTGTGGGGATAGGCTCTCCTGAAAGTTCTACTCTGCGCCTCCAAAGCAACCTAACCAGTGGTCGTATGGAGTTTCAGACCAACGGCTCCGAAGCCATGCGCATCGACAGCAGTGGTAATCTGTTGGTGGGCAAAACTACCCAAAGCTCCAGTGTTCAAGGAACGTCGATCTACGGAGGCGCTTCCGCCGGAATTATTTACCTATCCCGCGATGGCACAGCCGCGACAAAACCCGTGAGGTTTTATAGAAACGGCGGCACCGAAGTTGGTTCAATCTCGACAACCGGCACAAGCACTACTTACAACACCTCCTCCGACGAGCGCCTCAAGGAAAACATCACAGACGCCCAACCTGCTTCTGACCTGATCGACGGTATTCAGGTCCGTGAGTTCGACTGGAAGGCAGACGGGAACCACCAACGCTACGGCATGGTCGCTCAGGAACTTGAGACGGTTGCACCAGAGGCTGTGACCAAAGGCGAGACGGAAGACGACATGTGGTCGGTGGACTACAGCAAACTGGTCCCGATGCTCGTGAAGGAAATTCAAGACCTGCG